CCCGAATGGCGGTGATCTTCAGAACGAAGCAATGCGTACTGGCTATGTAGGCACAATCGCAGGTATCGACATCTTTGAATCAGCCAACATCACTGTTGACGGTTCAGGCGATGCCAAGGGTGCAGTATTTGCTCCAGAAGCTATGGCTATGGCTATGAAGCGTGACTTCAACCTCGAGCCAGAGCGTGACGCATCTAACCGTGGTTTCGAGCTAAACGCTACTGCCATCTATGGCGTAGGCGAGTTAGACGATTCTTACGGTATCGAAATGTACTTTGACGCAGGACTGTAAGGTCTGACGAGGATGCCGCCCTGCGGGGCGGTTTTCTCTAACTGCTATGGCAACTGCAAAGAAAGCAAACCCAAAACTCTGGGAACGGGCAAAATCGAAAGCCAAACGTAAGTTAGGCGGTCATTCTGCGCGCGCTATGCAATTAGCAGTCAAATACTACAAAGATATGGGTGGCAAGTATGTTGGCAAGAAAGCAAAGTCTAACAAGCTATCCAAATGGACAAAGCAAGATTGGGGTTACACAGGAAAGCCTGGTCAGTCCCGATATCTACCAAAGGCGGCACGAAAGTCTTTGAGTCGCGGTCAGAAGGCCGCAGGAAGTCGCGCTAAGAACAAGGCGACAGGAACAGGACGTAAACGCGCACCATATACGGCAGTAGAACGCAGAGCAGTAAGAAGGGCAACGAAATGATTACATATCGAGGTCAACGGTTCGCGGGTTACAACAAGCCAAAGCGCACTCCAAAACACAAAACCAAATCTCACGCTGTACTGGCTAAGTCAGGCGATCAAGTAAAACTGATTCGGTTTGGTCAGCAAGGTGCAAAGACAGCACCGCCACGGAAGGGTGAAAGCGAAGCGGCTAAAGCCAAGCGCAGATCGTTTAAGGCGCGTCATGCTAAGAACATTGCTAGAGGCAGAATGTCTGCTGCATATTGGGCTGATAAGGTGAAATGGTGATGTACTACACAAAGACAGGTAAACGATTCACTGGCAAGACGCATCGAATGGCTGATGGTCAGATTCATACGGGTGCAAAACACACATCCAGTTCACGCAGGGTTTATACTAAGACGCAGATTGATCGGATGCGTAAGAGGAAACGGTAATGGCATTCTCGACTGACTCAGATTTAACAGCAATCGTTCCTGACATCTTGTCACTTGGTATCGCTTCATTCTCTGACGAACACGCCAAAGCAGAAGCAGACATCAAGCGTGAGATTCGCTACAAGTGGTGGCCTCGCACTAACTACAAAGGCGAGATGAACGAATCTTTGCTGACAGATACTCAGTGGACACGCGCTAATGCATATCTAGTCTTATGGAAGTATGCATTGCCTCAGTTGACCAACTGGGTAGATGGTGACAGATTCCGCGAAATGATTTCCTTTTATCGTGATCTGTTTTCGCAAGAGATGGAATCTGTGTTCAAGGATGGTGTCGAGTATGATGCTGATGAAGATGGAACAGTACAGGATGATGAGAAAGACCTGTATGTTGCCGGACGATTGACGAGATGAAGGCTTCAGCAGTCATTGACTTTAGTGAAGTTGATCGCTTATTTAAAAACTTGGGGCGGCAATATTCCAAAGATATTGTGAAGGCTCTATCCACAACTGCACAGCAAGGCATCGTGGTTATTCTTGATCGAACTAAAAAAGGTAAAGGATACGAAACACGATTCAAAAGATATTCCCCGCAATATGCACGAGCAAAAGCGCAAGGTTGGCCTCGCAGTAAAACACGCAGGGCGTTTGGTGGCGATCCTTCAGGCAAGGTAAACCTAATGGTTAGTGGTAATATGTTGAGTTCAATCAAATCAACAGTTGATAAACCACAGCTAACCGCTGAACTGAGTTTCAGTAGGGCAACAGAAGCTAAGAAAGCATACTGGAATAATCAAATTAGACCGTTCTTTGGATTTAATCAGCGCGAACAAAAATTTCTACGAAAATTCTTTTATAAGAGGCTGACTAAATGAGTATTCGTGAATCAGTGGCTTCTGATATTGTTTCGACACTTCAGGCTGCAACAACACCTGTCACGCTCAAATACGTTACCAGAGAACCGTTCGACTTTAACGAGCTATCTAACGCACAATTTCCTGCAATCTTGATTCAAACTTCTAGCGAGACAAGGGAAGATGTGACTATTGGTGATGATGCGGTTCGCAGAGAATGCGTGGTTACCTATGAGTTAGTTGGCTATGTCAAATCAACAACGATTGATACAGCTAGAAACAATCTGGTTGAGACAATTGAAGAATCCTTGGACGCTGATCGTACTCGCGGTGGAAATGCTCTTAATACTCAGATTGTGTCGATTGAAACAGATGAAGGTGCAATTGCGCCTGTTGGTGGCGTTATCGTCACAGTCGAAGTCATGTATAATTTCGTCAGAGGTAACACTTAATGAAGATGTACCACAAAAACGCTGAACAACCGATTTCTGTGCAACCTGATCGCGTGGAAGAAATGAAGCGCAAAGGATGGACGGAGAAAAAGCCTACCAAGGCGACTTCCAAAAAGCCGGAAACAACAGAGGTAATTGAAGATGGCAACGCATAAAGGTTCTGAAGGAGTCGTAAAAGTCGGCTCAAACACTGTGGCTGAAGTACGCGATTGGTCTATTACGATCACAAGCGACACAGTTGAAGACACAACTATGGGTGACTCTGCTCGCACATACAAGCCTTCACTGACTTCTGCTAGTGGCTCAATTTCATGCTTTTGGGATGAGACAGATACTACTGGACAAGGCGCAATGACAGCCGGATCAGAAGTAACAATCAACCTCTATCCTGAAGGTGCTGATTCTGGCGACAGTTACTACACAGCGTCAGTCATCATTACTGAAGAAGGTGCATCTGCATCGTTTGACGGAATGGTAGAGGCTTCATTCTCATTTGCAGCAAATGGCGCAGTGACAACTTCAACTGTCTAATACGTGGTTGTCGGCTAGGGTAGCACCCGAAAAGCAGGAGTTCCGTGGCCTGTCTGCCGATGACACTAACCACGGGTTTGACGGAGAACATTATGAGTATTTTGGATCGAGCAAAAGCACACTTTGAGTCACAGGATGTTAAAAGGCTTGAAGTACCCGAATGGCCTGATGAGGATGGGAATCCTACGATATTATTTTCAGAGCCATTCACACTTTCTGATCGCAAGACACTTGCAAAGTTTGCGAAAGATGACGATATGGAATTTATCGTTCGTCTTGTGATTATGAAAGCACTAACTGAAGATGGGCAAAAGGTCTTTGATCTAAGCGATAAGCCAGTGTTGATGAATAAGGTTGATCCTGCTGTCATTACTCGCATCGCCAATCAAATTGCTGAGACTCCATCGATAGAGGAAATGTCGGGAAACTGACGAACGATCCTGAAGTACAGGCAAAGTATGCTCTAGGTGAAGCACTGCATAAAACAGTCGCGGAAATAGAGCAACTTAGTCATGAAGAATTTAACGGATGGATCGCGTACTTTCAGATGAGGAATCAAAATGGCAACGCCTGACGAAATCAAAATCCGCATCATAGCCAAAGATGAAGCCTCAAAAGTTTTCCAGAAAACACAATCTGCCTCTGATGGCTTGAAATCATCAGTCACTAAACTCAAAGTCGCTTTGGCAGGGATCAGCATTGCCAGTGGCGTATTCCTTAAGTCTGTTATTGCTACCGGAGCGCAAGTACAAGCACTCAAGGTTAGACTACGGTTCTTAACTGGTTCAGTAGAAGATGGCGCGAAAGCATTTAAGGTTATGTCGCAATTTGCGTCAACCGTTCCTTTTGCGCTTGAAGAAATTCAACAAGGGTCTGCTCAGTTATTAACTGTTGCTGATAGTGTTGATGAGCTTAACGGTCTTCTTCAGATCACAGGTGATTTGGCGGCTGTTTCTGGATTGTCTTTTGTAGAAGCAGCGAGCCAGTTACAAAGAGCATTTTCAGCAGGGATTGCATCTGCTGAGATGTTCCGTGAACGTGGCGTATCTGAATTCTTAGGCTTTCAGGCAGGTGTCACTTACTCTGCTCAAGAAACACGCAAACAAATCGTAGAGGCGTTTCAGAGCGGAACTACAACAGCAGTTGGCGCAACAAAGGCACTAAGCAAGACATTCATTGGTCAGGTATCAATGATGCAAGATGCCTGGTTCAATCTTAAAGTATCTCTTGCTGATACAGGTTTGGTTGACGAAGCAACAAAGCAGATCAAGACTTTGACCAATGTGTTGAAAGACCCACAAGTCATTGATGGCGTTAAGACGTTCACCAAAGCTCTAATAGAGCTATTCCAATTTGTTACTCGAAATGCTCAAGTGCTCTTGGCTATTGGAGCAGTGTGGTTTGGGGCAAAACTTGGATCACAATTTGGCGGCATCTTAGGAAAGCGCGGACAGGCAATTGGTGCTGTCACTGGCGGCCTTGTTTCGTTACTTGCTACGCTGAAGTTATTAGACGAACAAACGAAAAAAACCCTAACAGACATGACTGTTTATGTTGATACAGGGGAAAAGAATATCAATACTAGTTTGAGTTCACTGCAAACTGGGATAAAAAACACAACCAAAGATTTAGATGACCTGAAGAAGAAATTTGAGGTCACTTTGATTAAGTTAGAAGACGTTGCAGTCAATGGTATCAAAGGTCTTGAAGATGCATTGGTTGACTTCAAGATGGGAACGAAAAGTGCTAAAGAAGCATTTGCAGATATGGCTAACGCAATTATTTCTGATTTAATCAGAATGCAAATTCGCGCACAGATTACACAACCTTTATCAAACGTAATTGGCGGGTTTTTTCAGGCGCAAGCAGTTCCAAGTACAACTGGTTTGACAGCAACTGAAGGTTCATTTGATGGCGGAGGATTCACAGGTATCGGATCACGGTCTGGCGGTGTTGATGGCAAAGGTGGATTCCCTGCAATCTTGCACCCGAATGAGACAGTCGTAGACCATACCAAAGGTCAAGGCATGGGCGGATCACCAATCAACGTCACACTGAATATCTCAACAGGGGTATCACAGACAGTACGCACTGAAATACAATCAATGTTACCGATGATTACTAACGCAACCAAAGCAGCTATCGTAGATGCGAAACAGCGTGGCGGTTCATTTGCTAGGGCGATGTCATAATGGCGATCACATATCCTTTAGACCTGCCGACTCATACGGGCATCCAATCAGTAAATCTCAGAGCAAACGACATTGTTGGTATGAATATGTCGCCTTTCTCTGCGGCACAACAGGTGTACAAGTACACTGGACAATTCTGGGAAGCAGACATCTCTTTGCCTGCCATGAAACGCGCTGATGCTGAATACTGGATTACATTCTTGATGAAGTTGAATGGTGCTTATGGAACTTTCTTACTTGGCGATCCTTCCGCAAATACTGCCCGCGGAGTGGCTACTGGCAGTCCCGCTGTTAATGGCGCATCGCAAACAGGCTACGAACTAATCACTGACGGATGGACTGCTGATACCACAGGCATCCTCAAAGCAGGTGATTATATTCAGTTGGGATCGGGTTCTACCTCACGCTTGTATAAAGTCCTCGATGATGTGGACTCAGACGCATCAGGAAACGCTACATTCGACATTTGGCCGAATCTAAGGTCTTCACCTGCTGATGACGCAACAATCACTGTGTCGAACTGTAAGAGCATATTCCGGTTATCAACTAACGTGACAGAAATAAATGTGAATGAAGCATCGATATACGGTGTGACATTTGGTGCTAGAGAAGCCTTGTAATGAGTCGCACTTTACCTGCCGCATTAGCAACTGAGTTTGGGGCAACTGAACTCAAGCCATTTCAAGCAGTAGAAATAGAGTTTTCTGACGGCATCTTGCGCTTCTGGACAGGCTACGGTGATTTAAGCGTAGATGGTAAGAGTTGGATAGGGATTAGTCAGGTCTTAGGTATCTCAGAAGCAACTGAGGTTGCTGATTTAGTCGCTAACGGGATCACAGTCACTTTATCTGGCCTCGATACGCCTGTTTTATCAGCAATCCTCAATGAGAATTATAAGCTCCGTCCTTTAAGCATTTATGTTGGCGCACTAGATGCTGACAATGTTCCTGTCTCATCTTTATATAAGACCTTTGATGGTAGAATGGACACTATCAACATTCAGGAAGATGGCGAAAAAGTGAATCTAGCAATCAATGCAGAAAGTCGATTGATTGACCTGAATAGGCCACGAACACGCAAACTGACTGATGCTGAACAGAAGTCACGGTATCCTAATGATGATTCTTTGGCGCAAGTCGCATTGCTCGCAGATCGACAGTTAGATTGGGGTAAATAATGGGCTTATTTAAAAGCGTCACCAGCATTGTCAAAGTAGCCGCGATTACTGCGGCTGTTGTCTATACAGGCGGATTAGCGGCAGGAGCAATGGGTGCGACACTGACTGCTTCTGCGGCTTCAATGGCAATCACTGCGGCAGCAATTAGTGCTGTTGGTTCTGCTGTCAATATGTTGC